ATGTTTTGACCACTTTCTGTGGCAATGCTGTTTATATTTGTAAGTGTATTGCTTAATTTAAATACATTACCAGTTGTAACAAAATTACTATCTGGTGTTACTGTGATACCAACGTTGCTGGTGCTACCTAATATGATTTTGCCTTCATCAACGTTGTAAATGTCATTGGTTCTACCGGCACCTGCAATATTCAATGTGTTTGCATTTGTGACTGTGGCTATTTTTTGAACCAATTGATCTTCACCTGTTGGTCTGGTTTCTGTGAATGTGCCTGTGCCATCCACATACAGTTGAGCACCAATTGTGAAACCGTGGCCTGTAAAGTTCATCTTACCACTAACTACAACTTCACCTACTTGACCTGATAAAATCTGGTTTTTCACAACACCAAAGCCTGGCATTAATGATGCGTTGCCGCTGTCTGCTAAAACAACATCTGGTGTGCTACCATGGTTTCCACCATTAAGTGCCACAATGTCACCTTTGTTTAACGTGTTACCTGATGCGTTCCATACTTCACCCAAAATAGCACCATTGAGGTCACCAATAAAGATACCTTCATTTGCAGGATCATTGCCAGCAATAATATAACCACCAGTTATGTTTGCAGTGGTTGTGACATTTGTGGTTAATGTGGTTAATACAGTATTAGCAAATTCTATGTTATCAGCATTTACAGTGATACCATATCCGCCTACAACGTCAATTGTGGGATCAACATTTGCATTACCTGATTGAGTTAAACCATCACCTGCTGTGACACTGGTAACAGTGCCACCACCACCGCCACCACCAGAGATAGCAATTGGTGTTACACCTGTTAATCTACCTTGTTGATCGACAGTAAATTGAGGAACGTATGTTGCATTACCATATGTGCCTGGTGTTACTGCTGTGTTGTCCAGACTTATTACACCACTTGCGTATGTTATTGCATTACCACCACTTAAATATGCATCCATTGCACTGTTTGCACGAGCAGTTGTGTAATATAAATTGGTTGTGCCTTCTGTTAAGTTATCAGTGGTGTTATTACCAAACGCTACATTTGCTTGTGTTTGTACTGCGGCATTATCAAGTTCAATTGAATCTGCGTTTACAGTGATACCATATCCTGCGCCAACATCAAGTGTAACATTACCAGTTGTACCGCCACCAGTTAAGCCTGAGCCTGCAATAACACTTTCAATGTCACCAGGTCCTCTCGTATAACTGAATATACCGTTTGCACTGTCATATGTTAAATCACCGCCTGCACTAAACAAGCCTCTAATATCTGCGTTTGCTGTTTCAATAACACCAGCAGTGTATGTGATGCCATAGCCACCGCTTAGGTGTGCATCAACAAGACTGTCTGCATAATATTTGTTTGTAGCACCTTCTGCAATATCATCAGTGTCTAATGACACAACGCCTGTTTGTCCATTTACTGAATCAACATTTGCTGTTATGCTGGTTAAGTAAGCATCCATTGCACTATTAGCACGAGCAGTAGTAAAATACAAGTTACCATTTTCTGCAATGTCGCCTGTGTCTAATACAACAACACCTGTTTGACCGTTTACGCTATCTACGTTGGCTGTTATGCTGGTCAAGTAAGCATCCATTGCCGCATTACCACGTGCTGTTGTCCAGTAAAGGTTTGTGCCTTCTGCTAAATCACTTGTGCTTGTGGGAATTGGGTAATATGTAACGCCATCGTTTGTGAATTCCCAAATATCACTTTGTTCATTCCATTTTAATTCTGTACTACCACCAACAGGTCTATTTGAAATAATTTGTACATTGCTGTCTGTGATAGCATTAGCGTTAAGAGTAATCTTTTGATCTGTAACATACAAATCTGTTACATTTTGATAATTGATGTTACCGGTAGCATTTATGTTACCATTAACTTGTAAATTGCCACCTACTGTGAGTGGTACTGTGCTGATATAACTAACAACTTGTGCATTTGTTAGTGTAGAAACATTGCTTAGTCCACTACCATCGCCTGTGATTACACCTGTAACATCGAGAGTGTCATTAATTGTGACAGGACCATTAATTGTTGTTTTACCATCCTGTCGCATTTCAAATATAACAGGTGATGCACTAATGTTTGCAATGTTTGACCAATCGCCTGTGTCATATTTAGTCTTTCCAGAATAATCACTATCATATCCTGTTGCTACAATGCTCAAGCGAGGCATATTTAACTCTTTATAATTTGGATGAGAGTTAGCAAAGTAGTTACCTACGGCGCCACCGATGCCAAGATACAGACTATTTTGAGCAGATATAGTCATGCTGTCTCTGAAGCTTGAAGAAATATAACGAAAACGTGGATCAAGTAATTTTATATAGTTGTTGTATCTACTACTGTCTTGTACTGCCCATGGATATACATAATCACCAATAACAACTTGAGATTGTGAAAATATGTTACCCGATTCAGCAAGATAACCATCAGAACCATTTACTTTGTTGTCTTGTGCGTTCATGTGTAAATCACTTACACCACTAACAAAACCTTGCGTCCAATCAGCTGATTTATTATACTGGAAATTTACATTACCATTATATTCAGTTGTTCTTAAATTTGTAGGCTGTCCAATTACAAGATTAGCGGCACTATTGCCCATCCAATTTACAATAGCAACATTTACGTTTTGATTGCTGAAATATATGTTAGTTGTGCCTTGTGCTAAATCATCTGAGGTTTTTGTAGTAAGCCATGCATTAGCAATAGTATTTGAAAATATAGCTTCTGTGTTAGCACTAACAACACCTGTTGTGGTATTGTACAGTATTGGATATGTATTACTAATATGTTGTCTAACTTGTAATGGTGCGGCTGTAATTCTTGCGTTTGCTTCTGTTTGATCAGGTCCGGTATATGTAAATCTACCTGATCCAGCATTATAAGTCAGTGAGCCATCACCACCGAGATCATTTACACTTAATGCACTGCGTACTTCTGTTTGAGTAACTCTGTTATATGTGAATACACCAGTGATAGGATCATATGATAATGAACCATAACTACCACCAACGTTGTCTGCACTTAATGCCGCACGAATATCAGCATTAGAAATAGTGTATGATTGGCTTACACCAACACTGTAAGTATCATAACTGACATCAACACTGGTTACAAGCGTTTCTACGTTGCTGACAACAATATTGCTTTCATATTCAGTTATTTGTATTGTAGATGGTGTACTGGATACAGAGATATTAGCGATTGTAGGTCGAACAATAACATTTGAAGTAGTTGCCATGTTATACTCCTTATGCTAATGCTACGAACGCTGGTTGTGATCCTGTATTTTCTCTGGGTGAGCCTGGGTTTTCGCCTACTTGTGGATCCCATCTTTCAAACAATACCCATCTGTGCATATCATGCTGAGGATTAGGTGTATCATCTGTTTCCCATTGGAATGAAACCACAGTAGCAACAACGTCAGTTCTTGCGTTAGGAATAATGTTACCAGTATATCTATTTGCAGGAATAGTTAATTTTACAGTACCAGCAGAAGCCAATGAAGTATCAATGTAACTTCCACTTACGTTTGCTGTATTAAGAAAATAACCTGCTACAGTTGTATCAGCAAGATTAGGATCTCCTGTGACCCTATCATAAGTTACTGTATCTAAAAGAATGCTTTGATAATCAGCACTAAATGTGTAACCACTTACATCAATACCAAAGTCATAATTGTATGTTTTTTGTGTTCTTGGAAATACTTCAAGTACTTGCACATTGTTAGCGCCGCCCAAGTATTCCTTAAACGATAATAATCTACCGGACATTATTCTCTCCTAAGGGATAAAATCAACACACTAAGGTGTATTGAAGTTGTTATTTTTATATTTATCTATATATTAAAATTTTAAGGTTTTTGAGGCCACACAAAATTATTAATTTGGCTCAATAGGACCGGTTGGTACCAGTTGGTTAACTTGGTCTCTGAGGCCACACAACATCATCGATATTGGTAATGTCTATGTATTGTGCTGGTAAATCTCTTAATGCTTGTCTATATGTTGACCATTGTGCTTTTTGTTCAGCAGTTAATGGTGAATCAGAACCTTGTGTCCAATCTGATTTTTCCAACAATACATTTCTGTCTAATCGTATTTTAAATAATATTTCTTCTGTGGTAGGAACATACACAATGGGCTCTAATTGTTGTGTATCTACATCCACACGCCACCCACCTCTCTTAATATTAGTATCATTTTGAATGTATGCAAATGTAGGATTTAACTTTAATATTTTTGCTATTTCACCGGAATGCATAGATTTGCTAAACATAACTCTGCCAGTATTTTTATCATAGAAAATATAATTTTGTCTTTCTGATAATGTACTTTTTCGCATCATTGTTCAATCCTACCTATCTTGATCATTTCCACTCTCATGTCTTGAACTTCTCTCATTACACCTAATGATAATGGGTGTCCATTCCTACCATAAATTCTTGCTGTAAACACTTCTACAGATTCTGTTAATGGTCCTGCTGTGCCATTAACAAACATCCAGCCTTCCGGTGCCCACCAGTTAGCATAGGCATAATCATCCACAACAACATTAGCGGCATTATTAGCAAGATAATCAGATGTATGATACCAAAATTTAAGTTCTAAATTTGCTACATGTGTATAAACAGATGATACACCACTACCAGTCCCAGAGAAGGTACATTGCATTCCATAACTTACATTACCAACTAATGTACTGTATCCTGAAAAAGCAACCGGGCCATAAAAATCAAGCACTGTATTAGCACTGATGTAACCTGTATCTGGCGGCGTTTCAATCCAGTGGAAACCATATGCGCCATCTTGTATTTCATATGGTCCAACCACGTTTGCTTTAGGCATATGATTAGATGTTAATGTTGCTGTTTCATAAACACGGCTTGCACTACCACTTATACTGTCTTCAAGTCCAACTTTGAATTTAACATTAGCATAATTACTGAAATCCCATGTGCTAATTGAAAAATCATACACTGTGTTAGGATCAAAATAACTGTTTGCATTTGCACTTGCCATTGTGCTTGGTGATTGTGTAAACACAACTGGTCTTGAATTAGCACCTTGGTCAGCATTTATTGCTGTGACTTTTGCAGTGTTAAATGTGGTGTCGCCTGGTATATTAATTGGAATGTTAATGAATGTTCTATCTGTGAATTCAGCATTACCAAAATAGATACTACCATATTGATCTTTTACTTCTGCAAAAGTAAGACTGTCCACAGCATTACCAGTTACAGGACTATATTCATAATGCAAATTAGCAAGTGGATCTCTGAATATTAAAATATTACCAAGACTGATTTCAGCATTACTGTTAGCAATCCACCAGTTAGTAATACCTGTGTTTGCTACTGGTAAATCTTCTTGCGTTAACAAATCACCATATACGTCATCATCATATTCAAGCAATATAACGTTCACAGTCAATGCACCTTCGGCATTTTCTTTTTCAATCAAACGCATACAACGGAATAACTTTTGGTTATAACCATATAAGTCACTTGTTACTTTAACAACATCACCTACATCAACTTGCATTGCACTAAAGTCAGCATCAAATTCCAATATGGTGTTTAATCTGTTTTGGTTCAAATCAACGTTTGCAAGGTTACTAACACGAGCCCTGTCATTACACATTTCAAGTCTATACTTTAATGTGTTGTCTGGCTCATTGGGATTAAGTAATGAAACATCAACATTAGCAAAGTATACATCTGTTTGGTCTTTTTGATTCACAGAAGGATATTCAACTTCGATTGCATTATATAGACTGTATAATTCTGTTGATGTAATATTAATAGCACTAATTATATTATCATCATCGAACACAAATGCACTTGCTTGTTCTGCAGGTGTTGCTTTTCTGTTTGGCACAACACCGAACTTGCCTTGTTTAGCATTATATGTAAAAAATGCACCACCACTTTGACATATTTTGTCGATATTTCTTCTTGCAGTGTCAAACGTGCTAAGTGCACCATCTATTTGATATCTAACATGTTGTAGTGTTGCGTTTGCTTGGTCGATATAATCAACTGGTTGTTGTGCAAAGGTATACCAATCATCGAAGGAGGTAGTATCAATCATTGCGCTATCAATACCTGCGCCATATCTTGTATTTTGCAGATAATCAAGTAACACATTGCTTGGTTCATTAAGTGCATTATTGATTTCGTACGTGATTGCACCTAATCCTGTCAGACCCTCTTCAGCATCATAATCCATTTCGAAAATTGCAAACACAAGATCATCCATGGAGTTACTGGCAGTCCAATTGTTAAACATGCTGTAGGCGGCAACTTTGTTTGTAGCAGGAAATATTTGATTAACTGCTTCGCTACCGCCTGCATATACTCTACAACGCATTTTGCCTTGGACTTTGGTACTTGCTGTGGCATTTGGATCCGTAATGCTTTGCACAACGTGAGCACTTGCTCCTGCACCAAAGTTAAGTCTTGCATCTCCTCTGAATATGTTGCTTATTGTCCATGTGTCGTTTGATGAATATTCTGAAATAACCATAGCATAAGCCATGGTTTTGTTTTGATTCTTGATTTCTGCGTCAATGATGATACTACCAGTAAAGTTCTTACCGTATAATTTCGGTACTTTGTTGTCTGTTGCTGGTGGTAATTGTATTTTAACACCTGGGTCACGTTGGTCACCCATCTTAGGCATATCATATATGCCGAATAACTTAGCAGTACCAATAGCAAGACCTGCCGCAATAACACCTACTGCAACATTAAACAGTGCTACACTGCCAAATATAGTACCTGCGACACCTACTGCACCGAGAATTGCTGTTGCTATTGCTGTAAAGACTGCCATATGTTATCCTTCGTACACATAGTTGGTTTCAATTGCTCGCCAACCTCTTTTTTCCAGATCGAAATCTGGTGATATGCTCATGTTTGTGAGCGTAAAATTGTCTACACTGCCGTTTTGTTTTAGTTGTTTTCCAAATTTTACATATTCCAGCAATAACTTGTAGCCCATGCTGGTATTTCTATATTCTTCTTCAACCCACCATGCAACTTCTTTGAGTGTTTTAATATGTGGCAGCCACATATCCTCAAATATAATGCCTATGATCATGCCTTGTGGTACATCATCTGCATCTGTTGCAACTATAATACAACCATTACTTAATACTTGTGCAAGAAAGTGTTGTATTCTTCTGTATTCATATTCTGGATTATGTAATGCTTCAACTGGTGCATGGTTAGCAAAGTTGATCATCATATCCATTATTCTATCAAAGTCCTTCAAATCTGCATGTCTTATCATGTTTATACCTGTTTAGCGTTGATTCATATAATTACGGTAACTATCATACGGATTGCCACCACCACCACCGCCACCTCCGTAGCCGCGGCCACCTGTGTATTCTTTACCAAAGTCAAAGTCTGTGTTCATCAAATCTTTTACTCTGTCAAAAGAAATATCACCAGGATAAAATTTCTTTCTGTCTGTGCCATTGGTGCGTTGACCTGTTACTTTGTTTTCCAACAATGCATTTATACTTGCACAAGTAATAGTTACACTGTTAACTAATTCACCACTTATGAAAGAGGTATCTTCGCCAATACTGAAGTTGGTTATAATGCCTCTGTATCTTTCATATACATCACCGCTGTTGAGACTTAAATTATCTACATCAAAGAAGCCACGTTTAACAACAACGTTACCACCTTTGATTTGTGTGCCCATTATGATACTTAAATAATTAGCATCACTTGGAATACCGCTTAATGTAATAGCAAGATCACCATTTGTGGTTTTGAAATCTTCTTGTATATTACCCATTGTTAAGAATGCACCAAGTTCGGTGTATGTGTTACTGCCAATGGTAATAGGTTGATATGCACTACTCAAGTAATATGTTACATTGCCCAGCGTTAAATCAATGAACACTGCATGACTTATTCTGGTACCTTGTACTTTGCTTATTGTAGTACCCATTAGTCTTCTATAACCTCTACTAATTCAAATGATCCGTCAAATACTGCTCTATCATATGGCACAATAGTATAACTGGGCTTTTTGGTCATTACCACACGCCATGTTACTGCTGATCCTACAACTATGCCTGCACCTGCTTCTGTGTAACCTGCTTGATTAATAAATGGTCTATTGATAGGTACATTTATTGTGTTACCTACACCTCTGGTTACATCTGCTGTTACTGTGTATGGATATCTATATGTGCCCGATAATTTAAACAAGTCACCTTTTTTAAACACATAATCACCACTTGTTGTACCAGCAACTGTGCTGACGTTTGCAACAACATTTAGAGCACTACCACTGTCAATTTTAACTTGGTTTAACTGTGTTGGGGTAAAGTCACCTTGGTATGCTGTGATGTAACTTAAATTTGTATTAGTAGTACCAATGTCAATTTCTTCTTCGAAGATTCTATCCAATCGATCTATTTCTTCGAATAATGATCTGTTGGTACTCCACTGTGTAGCAGGATGCATTTTTACTGTGAACATCCATGGCACATTGCTTGCCACACTGCTAATTTTAACTTGTCCACTGCGGCTCACTGTTTGACCTGCCAATTTGCGGCGATCAATTGTGATGCTTTGTGCATTATCTATAACTGTTTGAATGCTCATTAAATTGGCAACCTCCTTCTACCTGCTTGTGTTACTGAAAATATAAATTCAGGATCTCTTGCAACCATTTGTTTAAAGCTCATTGCATCTACTGCATTGATATTGTATGTTACGTTTGTGCCACCGAGATTACCAACACCTGGTCCGCCACTGAGCATGTCCATTGTTTCATCATTTGATATAACTGTTCCGCTGTTCTTAGGCACAAACAATTCTGGTCCTTCTTCACCCACAATGTATGGTTGTCCTGCTTTTGCTGGTCCACCTTCTGCAAGTCCAAACAAGCCCATAATCGGTCCTGTGATAAATTTCTGTATCATTGCTTTTGCAAGTACTTGTTTGATGTGATCTCCTAATGCACTAAAGTCTGCTTTACCTTTAACAATAGCATCAGCAAGTGCATCTTCAAACATGCCTGCGGCTTTTACAAATCCATCTTCCAGTGTTTTCATATAATCGCCAATACCAGCGGCTTCGAGCTTGTCTGCTATGCCTTTGATAAAATCGCTTACAGTATCAAATAACAATTCACCAATTGCTTTGATCTTATCCATAGCACCACTTGTTTCATTATCCCAAGTATCCCAGAACTTGGTCATGCGTTCTATGCCAAAAATATCATCAAGTAATTTCTCAAGCGTCATTCCCATTCGCTTGCCGGTAACAATAATTTCTTCTATTACTTCTGCATTGGCTTCTTGTGTTGCTGTTTTATATTGCTCGAGGAACTCGAACCATTTCATAAATGTTGATTCTGCAATAGGCTGTAACATCCAATCTGTTGCACCACTTGCTTGTAAATCACTTAGTCCTCTTTCTAACGCACTGATTGCTCTTTGTACGTTTTCAGGCGTTAACAAGAAATTAGCACTGCCAAATTCTTTTTCAAGTATTTCTTTTGCTTTACCTGTTGTTGCTTGCCAATTACCTAAATCAAAGAAGTTCTCAAGGAAGCTGTTGCCTTCAAGCTCTTTGAATTCATCCAAGTTCTTTTTAACGTTTGCAATATCACTGCCTAAACCAAGGAAATCAAGTGCTCGTACCATGCCATTGAAAACATTAACAAACACATTGTACATATTAACAAATGCACCAATGACTTTTTGTATGATTGTTATAAATTCATCTTTGAGGTAATTGCCAAAGTTCTCAAAACCACCTTGTTCTTGCACAAGTGCTTGAACAAATGCAACAAATTTTAATGTTATATCTTCGAGTGCTGGAGCAAGTGCGGCAACAAGTGTGTTTGTTAATCCACTTATAAGTGTTGATAAATCTGTTAATGCATTATCAAATTGTTTTGCACCTTGTGTGGCTTCTGCATTTAATACGCCACCAAGTAATTGTGCTCTGTTGAACATGCCTTCCAGTGCATCACCACCTTTATTAAGAGTGTTAACTAACGCAACACCCTCTGAGTCAAAGAACTTAAACGCAAGTCTTACACGTTCTGCTTCGTCTGTTGTGCTGGCAATGCCATCTGCAACATCAAACAGAATTTCTTCCATTGGACGCAGATTGCCATTTGTGTCTTTGATTTTGATACCAAGTTGTGCAATAGCACCACGTGCTTCACCAGTGCCTCTTGCGGCTTCAGCAACCCTTCGAGTGAAACGTTGTAGTGCCATGTCTGCTGTTTCAATACTGACACCACTTTGTTCTGCGGCATAACGGAATTTCTGTAAGAACTCAACGCCTATGCCTAATTTGTCTGATGTATCTTGTAGTCGTGCAATGAAGCCTGTTTGTCTAATAATGATTGCACTGGTAGCGGCAGTTAATGCTGTAAAAGCAACTGCGGCTTTGGTAGCAAGGCCACCTATTGCACTAAGACCTGCGCCAATTGGCTTTAATGCATTCGCGGCACCACGTGCGGCTTGTGTAAACCCTTTTGTGTTTAATATTAATCTCGATACTATGGGCGCCGCCATTATAATCTCCTCAAGAAGTCATCGACTATTTTTTCTGCATATTTCACAGTTGGCTCACTCATGCCCTTTGGTGCTTTCTTGCTGAATCCTCCTGACGTTTTACCTTCTCCGCCCTTTGGTGGATTTGGATAACCGCCATAATCAAGAACACCACTATATGGATAGTTGCCTATTATTTCGTGACCTACATCTGTTCTTTTTAATTTTGTATTTCTTTTTGCATTACCAGGAGTATAGCCTTTTTTAGCATCACCTTTTGGTGTTACACTTTTAAATTTTTCATATACACGTTTTGGGAATTGTTTTTTAAGCCATTGTTCGGCTTTTTTCATATCCCTTTTAAAACGTCTATCATCTACTTTGTATGCTTCCATTTGCTATACACCTCATTAATTTCTGCTTGCGTGTATGTATCGTGTATTTGGTCACCTCTGGCTTTTTTACTTTCACGCTCTTTGTATTTTTCTGCGTGAACATGTATTTGTATGTCCAGTGTACTACCTCTGTCGATAATCTCACTGGGCAACATACTGTACTTTTCTGCCATAGTGTCTATTAGATATATGAGATTGCTTTCTCGTTTATCTAATAGATTTACTTCGCTTACTTTCCCAGGCGTTCAGTGACCTTTACAACTGCGGCATTGATCAAATCCAGTGGCAATGTCATTTCACCACTGATAACAGGTTGTCCTGCTTCATCCAGAATCAATTCTTTCATTATATCATATATGGCGGCAGTGTCTTTTTGATTTAGACTGGCCATTTTGGTATAAGTTGCAATTGGTAATTTATCGTGAACATGAAAAGATAATTCTTCACCATACTTTTCAACAAGTGCTGGTTCATCAATTACAATTTCAATAAGTTGGGGTTTGCTTGCGAGGTCTTTCAATTTCATATCTTTGTTTCCTTTATATCTCTATGTTTTAAATTGTGTAATGCACTTAAACAAAATGCAATACGTTTTTGTGCTTTGCTGATATCAGCTTCTGCACAGCGGATCTCATTCTGAGATTTCGCTATCTCCATCTCCATCGACTTCAGTATCTCCTGAATCGAGTGGTTGTTCCAAATCTGCATAATCTTCGTCCGTTACTATATGTGTATTTACCTGCGGTTTTGGTTTTTTGGGTTTTTGCAAGTAATTTGCAACATCAACCCACACACCATTGTCTCTGATTTGTGCTGGACCAGTCCAAACACCATCTTTGAGATATGGTTTCCATTTGTTAGGTAATTCTTTCATGTTGTGTCCTCAAAAGTGAATGCCCCCGAAGGGGCATTCCGATTGTTTTAAACAGTTCCGGCTGTTAAGTCACCATCTACTTCGATAGTTACTGGTGTAATCCATACTGCTTGATCCATGCTAACACTTGGTGCTAAGCCTGACAAATAACCTTGTCCGCTAATTGTCTTACTTGTACCGCCTGTGTTACCGTTGAATGATACTTCAAAGTATAACAATGTTTTGTCATTGCTTACGCCAAACAATCCATCATTAGTTACTTTGTTAGCAGTACCACCTGCATTTCCAAAGAACGTTGCTTCATCTACTAAACAATTTAAAGTAATTTGGTTAGTTGATGGAGTAGTAAACGCTTTTTCACTGCTGGAATCAAGTACTTTGTATCTTGTTACACCTGTTGAAGCATTAACAGTAATATCTTGAACGAATGGAATCTCAAGTGATCCTGCTCCGCCGATACTACCAGTAACACTGCTGTTACCTATCGCAATAATGGCCTGACTACCGTCTGTTACATTTATAACTGCTGCCATTTATTTCTCCTATGATATTTTAGTTATATTATACTCGAAAGTATATGTTATTACGTCATCCTCAATTTCGCTTTCTACTGAGCTCTCATTTACCTGAGTGCCTGTTATAGCAGTACGAGCATTGAGGATATTTGCTATAACTGTATCAATGTTATTGGGTTGATTTTTAGCATCAACACACAAGAACGCATTTACCACTGTATCGGTTTGATACACTTCACCTTGGTCAAGTGTGCGATACAGTTGTACTTTGCTTTCAAGTGCATCATCGACATAAACGGTCTTCATATTTTTAACGTAGAGTGGAATGCCGCTTGAATCAAACGGCAACTCACTGCTTACTTTAAATGCTGTGTAACTGGCTAAGTTAGTAGTTATTTGTGTACGAATGTCACTAACAATACTCATTAACCAATCCTCACCACACTGCTTCTACGTCTACTTCTACGAACTGGTGTATAGGTATAAGCCTTTTCACCTGCTTCGACTGTTCCATCTCCGTCCGCATCATACCAATCCGCCATTGCAATAAGTTCATTAAAGATCTCATTGAATTTGGCTTCATAGTATTTGATCTTTTGCACTTCAGGTGATTCTTCAGTGCTAAAGTCTGCAATCAGTGGTAATAGATAATAATACAAGCAATAAAACACACAGGCATCTGTGAAGTCTTGTTTTCTTGTTTTAATTCTATTAGGATTAAAATCTGGTACAAGTGCAGGGTTAGTTACATTTGTACCAGTATAATTTAAATATCCCATCCACCAACTGCTGGCTTTGATCTTGGTATTGATACGGCTGGTAGACTTGGTAAGCAAATCTTCGATAAAGTCCGTAACATCAGTGAAACCACTTTCTGCAGGCACTACCAATTCATTTGCTTCCAGCAATCGTTGATCCTTCTGTAGTAGATCTGTATATTCAGCGTAACTTGTTACACTGCCTCCAACCGTTATAAATGCCATAATATCAATCCTTAAGCGTTAGGTAAGTTATTGCTTCTAAAGAACAAGCAACCTGCGGCCTGACCAATTAATCCGTCAAGTAATGCTCTGTTACCGATATCACTTAATGAACCAATAGTTGTACCACCTGCAAGAGCGATTTGCTCCTGAATTGCGTATTCCATTGCTGGTGAAATCACAGCTACATACTGACCGCCGGCCATTGTAGGTGCGTTAACACTTCTTAGGTTAGAAACACCTTTTGCAACAGAAACAAGGTTAGCTGTTGCTGAACCAATTGTTTTGTTTGCAGTGATTCTTTGTGCGAAGTTAGTTCTTAATGCGGCAAAACCGTTTCTAACTGTACCACGCATTTGGTGAGTATCTGTGTTAGGATCGAACCACATTTTAACTGTTGGCTCACGCTTGGTAGCGAATGCCATAGCTTCTGGTGACATTACGAAGTTAACGCTGTGAGTTGATGCGTTAGCAGAACCTTCACCTGTATCAGTGTGAACAGTGAAAGATGTGTTTGCTAATGCGAAACCAGCGATGTCTGTTGCTTGTGCAAGACCGCCACTTAAACGTGCAAGTACTGCATTTTGAACGAGAGCAAGACCGCCGTCTTCGAGTGCTTCTTCATAAACGTCTGTTGCAACACCACGCTTCTGAACTGTGATGTTTGCGCTTGTTGGTACAAAGTCTGATGTAGCGGCTGCGGAAATTGAACCACCTTCTGCTACGTCTGCACCGTTTGTATAAGAGTTCGTTAAAGGAAAACGAACTGTGTCGCCGGCGTTGCCGGAAATGTTTACTGAATTCAATATAATTGCTTGGTTAGGTAAAAGCACTGAGTCCATGTAGTATGGTACTAAGTCTGCAATTACTGATTCGTACAACTGTTGAATTCCACTACTTGATGTAGCCATTGTATTCTCCTTGTTGATTTATATTTTACAATTAAACAAATTGAGCCTTTCTCTTTTGTACTGCATTCTTAACCATATTATCGGTTATTTCAGTACGGGCCAAGTGAGGCTGGTATTGGCGTATTTGCATGTACGCCGCTCTGTATTCAGCATCGGATACCAATCTACCTTCATCAAGTGGTTTAACCTTTCGACTATCCACGTCAGTAGAAGTATCTCCGAACTGTAAATCAACACCTTTTTTGCCAAAGTTAAGACCTAATGATTTGCCAACAAGTTCGACAGCAGTGTTATAATCTGGTGTCTCACCATCTGTGGTTAAGAAGTTGTCACCATTGCGAATAGCAAATGTGTCACCTTCTACAGCCAACATGTTTCTGGCTTTCATCAAATCAATTACTGCTGACTTTTGGTCTGCACTCCATGCACTTGGCATAGCGTTTTGTAATTGACTCATATGGTCTTTCAATAACAAATCAGTCTTGAGGCTTTTTACTTGCATTTGTAATTCTTCTACAGTTGCTTCACGCTTTTTGACTGCGTCACGTAGTGCGTTTACATTAAGCGAACTACCTTCTTCACTCTGCGTTGTTTCCTGTAGTGTCTTTACAACACTTTTTACGCTGTCAATGCTGTCTACGTTTAGCTCTCGTAAAAAATTACTTTCTGCTTCACGTTTTGCATTTGCGGCAATCTTGTTTGTATCGTCTCTGGTATATACTCTTATACCATCGACAAACATGCGACCGTCACGTACCTCAACACTTGGTGTTGTTGATGTATCAGATTTTGTTTCTGTTGTAACATTGTCAACAGGTTGTGCGGAATCTGTAACCGGTGCAACATTATCGGTTTGCACTGCCGGATTGTAGACTTCATCAGTCATTGTTTTCTCCTATTATTCGCCGAAGTATGCGTAATTGAGCAACTTCTCTGCTCCTACCTAACTGCCTTTACAGGCTGTTAACACTATATGAACCCTCAATCAATTGATCAAGACGTTCACGTAACTTCTGCTTTAAGTCTTCCTTAAAGTCGCCATTTTCACCATTTGCATCGTGATACATTTTAACACGCATCTCATATTCTTCATGTGTATTAAATGGCATGTATACTGTGACTCCATCTTCTCTGGTGTGAGTGTGGAATCCGGTCCCGCCCAGTTCTACTGCACGAGCCTCTGCTTGTTCTTGTGTTAGATATGTTTCTACTTCATATGATTCTTCAGCATGTTCACCAAATGTTTGTGTATATTTCTCATATGATGCAATCAACATATCCATTTCTTTTAATTCGTTTTCGAGACCTTTCTGTGAATACAATCTGTTGTAACTCACACTTAGATCTTCTGGCATTGGTTTGCCCATCCAGTCATACCACATTGGCCAAAGACTGTGTGCTTCCATGTTTTCCAATGCAACTGCTTTTTTGCGTATA